AAAATTTAATGTTGATGAACTTTTTATTATACAACTCTCACTTTTACCCGTACAACCACCACCATCATCGGCAATAACATAGTACGTTCCAGCTGACAGAGTGTTAAAAACTGCAGTATTAATTGGTAATATAACTAATTGAGTTATTCCAGTATTAACCTCATATAAATAAAAAGTCCCATTACCATAAAAGTTATTTGTTGTTGCTGTAATTACACCGTTATTAAACCCGCAAGTTGTATTACTTGACTCAAGTGAAACACATGAGCCTGAAGATATATATATATTTAAAAAAACATATGAATTACCTGATATACAGCTATCTACGACTTTAAATGAGTAAGTTCCCGCAGATAATCCGGTTTGAGAATATCCCGTTATACCAGGACCTAATGTGGTTGTCCCTGTTGTTGGGCTAATCCATTGGATTGAATAATCTGGTGCAGAACCATCAATGCTAATATCAAAAGCCCCTAAACTACTATTTGAACAATCCCCAGTTATACCATTTAAAATGACATTTAATTCACAAGCCATTAATTACAATAAATTTTAAAGTTTATACCAATATTAATACTAAATGTAAATCCACTATCATCAGTTGAACACACTTGGTTATAGACAACAACAGTATTACTATCGGTTAAGTAATAATCATAACCCAAGGATTTTAAAGAGTTTAATGTTGAAATCAATGCGTTATAATATTCCGTTTCGGTTGGTGCGTTAAATGGTACGATTGAATATGTGTTTCCAGTAAAAAATTCGTTTTTAACGATTGTTTTGCCGTTTACTTTTAAGTCAATAAACCAATTACTTTGTAATGTATTTAATAAACAATCGTTTAATTCATATCCATTTACACTTAAATAATTATTCAAAATACTTCCTAATACACCAATTAATGTTAATATTTGAGGATTTGACTGCCAAGGATAAATCTGACACTCAACAGATTCAGCACTACAATCATACTGAAATACATCTGTAATAAGAGTTGATGGTCTATTGAGTGGTACTCCACCTTTAAATCCACCATTATTATTTTTAACACTTCCACCATCATTAAATTTAATTGATGGAACTTCAACACCACTAGGTGGTGTTGACACTAATGAGCCTGTTTTAGGATTTTTAATTGGGGGAAATTCTTGTGTTCCACCCTTATCGTTGGGTATAATTTCGCAACCCTCTTGTCTTCTCCAAACAAATTTTTGTCTATGGAATATTGAATTTTCCATTCTAATTCCTGTGTTCCAAATTGTTGTCGCCGGAACCATTTGTTCAATTAATCTAATCCAATAATCACCCATACCATTAACATATTCAATCATATTTTCATATTTGAAATTGTTATTTGGTAGATTGGCAATTTCCTCAGATTGGATATATCTCCAATAGATGGATTCTAGGGTAGGGTATCCTCCTGTTTTTCCATTTGATGAAAATAATCTATTTCTAACATTGATTGTATTTTGCCAAAATGTTTGAGCAAATTCAAAGAATGTTTTTCTCTTTGGTTGTGGATTGATAATAGTCCAATCCACCCCACCTTTGTCAGGATAATATTTAATTGGATTTGGGTCACATACTGTTGGTTGAATATAATTTAAACCTTGATTTGGGATTGGGTAATTGGCTAACCTAGACATCGCCCATACATCGTACAAAATACCTTGAGCTGGATTCATAAATATGTCAACATTTTTGACATTTAATACCAATTTATCATCCTCAACAAAGTATCTCGCATTTAAATTACCGTCCAAATTACTTCTTAATCCAGTTTCGGTGTCAAACCAACTCTTGTTATTATCAATTTGAGGTGTTAACCTAAAACCAATATTCATAAATGGAAACTTTCTATATCTATTCAGATATGTTTGACCATATGATGGTGGTAATAAGTTTGTTTGTAAAACAGTACTTTGACCTGTAAATACACTAGAGGTTAGATTAATAATTTCAGGTCCTCTGTGTTGTGGAGTTTGTTCAAACCATCCTCCTCCAATTTGGAAGTAGTAACTATCTGTATCTTCTGGGGTTCTTGGATATCCCTCAGAATCCATTGGGTAATCTTCCAAGTTTAAATTGACACCAGTAATTGTATTTGTTGTCGTGAAACCAGTGTAATCAATACCTTGTATTGAGAATATATTACCTTCTTCTAATGTTGGCGTTTCTTCAATATATGTTCCACCTGATATTGACGCCCAATAAGTATCAAATTCAGATAAGTTAATTCTTTGGTCTGCTAAATAAACATATTCATTAAATTCAACTAAGGCTTCAGGTGCTCCAATCAATCTTAATAAACCTTCAATTGATTTTCTTGTACCTTTGGATTTAAAAAGATACGCAGAATTTAATATTATATTTCTAAAATATTGATAATTTAATTCGTCTGGAGTTGGTTGTATTGCAACACCACTATAATTTGATGTGTCGGTATTTGTTTCACCAAATACCGAGGTTAAGAAATTATCATTCGATATTGGTGTTATATTTGTACTCCAGCCTAGTGTTTGTGCTAAATTTTTTAACAATTGAGAAGGTATATCATTCCCAACATTATAATTAACCGAGGTCATAAATGACAATGATGTTATAAATTTTTGAACATCGTCAAAACTTCTACCAAAAATTTGTAATATTTTTTCAACTTTTCTTCCATCAGTGTCAAATTCAGTAAAAGCACCAGTGGTTAAAAATCTTGAAACCAAATTCGTTTGTTGTGAGTCATAAAATGTTGCAATTTCATTTAATGAACTCAAATATGTTCTAAAACTTGCCGTTAAAATATCAATGTTCCATTTCCCATATAATGGAAATGTTAATAAACGATTTTGAATAAAAAATGACCCATCTTCAGCCTCGACTGGCACTTTGAATGTTGATGTGTATATTGGGGTTATATTCCTATTTAATAAAAAGTTTTCAACTTCATCCAAATCTTCATTAAATGTTTTTGCAACAACAAAATCATTTGGTCTAACAATCACATCATCATATATGGTTGTTTGACCAAGAAACGGATTTCCCGCAACAAATATTTTTAAATAACCTGTAGTTAACCCACTTGTTGGTACTATTCTTGTCACGTTGTAACCTTTACCCAAATAATAAAGTGAGTAGTTTACAAATTGGACGGTCATATCCCTTAATGGGGATACTTTAATTTCTCTCAACTCCAAATTCCTTGTTGAGTTTACTGTAAAATCAATTTCAAACGGATTACGGATTCTTGATAAATTCAACTCAAATGATGTTTCATCTGCCACAACATTATACACAATGTTTTCTGCGGTGACCCCTGATGTATAATCAATACCAATCGCATTTGATTCAATGGCGGCAGGAAAATAACTGATAATTGTAGTTATCGCAGATGACATTCTTTTAACCATTGAGCCGTATAATACAAAGTTTGTTACTTGTGATAAGTCAAAATTTGGATACACCTTGAAATTGTTTTCAATGATGGCTTTAGCTTGATTAATATCCGTAATTCCCATTGAATCCAAACTCATTGGATTTGAGAATACCCCAGTACTAAAGGTACGATTAACCTTTTCAGTAACCGCAGTTGTGAAATTAAAATTACCTTGAGTTAAACCACCCCCAGCAACAAGCTGGAATCCTACCAAATTGTCAGAAAAAGTACCTTCTCCGGTTGCGGGTTGTGGGGGACAAGTAAATTTAGCCATTATTGTGATATATTTGTGAAGTTTTTACTAAAATCAATATTATCTCCTCTATCTTGTCTAACCTCGTATAGAAGGTCATTGAATTGGTCTCGTATTTCGTATAAGTTATATTGTTTATAGATGTTGTTAGCACTATCGTATAATGTGTAAATACCATCATCAATTGATTTAGTCTGATTACCAAACAATCCAATTGCCAATGTTGAGAAGTCGTGTTCGGCAATTTCAATATCCATAACAATCGGATTAAAGAATGTATTTGTTATAATGATATTCTGATTTGGTTGACCAATGAATGGTACTGCATTTGGTTTGTTTGTTGGAGCTGTTGATGGTGATAAAGTACAAAATATTAAGTTTGAATTTGAGTCCGTGTATCGGTATCTAATTGACTTCTGAGACGTGTTTGTCAGATTTTGGACAACTGGTTCACAAAAGAAAGATGATGTGATTATACGGAAGAAATTGGGTATTTTAGACCCATCTGTATTTAAATATTCGATTCGGAAACCAACCAAACCTTGATTGGTGAATTTATTCCTAAATTCATTTGGGACTGAGTTTAAATCAATAACTAAACCCTTAACATTAGGTAATGCTGATAAAATACCGCAATCCAAAATTGTTGTTCTGATTTGAGCGGGTCTAATCATTAATGTGTATATTCCAATTCTATTAAATTGTTCCGCAGGTAATGTTAAATTATATAAACCACCCAATATCTCAACATTAGCGTTTCCACCTGTGCTTGAGTTATTGAAATATGGTCTTAATATTGATTTCGAATTTAATTTTGTTAATAAGAAGTTTTGTGTTTCGTCTCTTGATGGTGTATAATTTAATATAATTTCAACATCTTCTGGGGAAACATCAGCTGGTCTTATTGTCCCATAATTACCTATTGCCATTTTTTTATTTGTTTTTTATAAATATCAATTTTATGTTTTTATAACATTAAAAAATCCATAACCATACTTAGTTAAATCCCCAACATTATCTACCTCACCTAATCTCATAAGTCTCTCTAAAGCCGAATTCTTTCCTCTCTCAACAAATACAGCAGATTGTACTTCAGGTTCATCAACAACATTTAAGAGGTATTCTTCCTTGGTTATAGCTGAACATACAACATCAATTGGGGTTACACCAGACACAAAAAATACGGTACGTTTATCAGGATAATCGTAAAAATCTATACCATTGATTGTGTATGCCGTATATGGAAATTGTGGATTTGGTTCATATACCATACCCTTTGCTCCTGTTGTACCAGTTACTGGAGTACTAGGTTTGAATTTATTTAGACCATATTGGGCTAAATCATTTATGGATGACCTTGTATAACCTGAGATAATTAAAGGACCATCTAAGAAAGGATTGTCACCACTCTGATATATTTCGCAAGTTGTGTCTCCACTATATAAATAATTGTAGTCTAATGAAGTACCTGACCAACTACCACCTAATGGGGTAAAATATGCAGTACCACTAACATTATCCACAGTCACTGCGGTAAATGGAAGATAAACTTTTTTTGTTATTACACTATTTCCCCAAGGACTCATTCCGCTAAAGGTTATTGTATATTCACCTTGTTGTGGGTATGTATGGGTATATGGAAATGGGGTGTTTGGTCCGATTATCTGAGTAGAACTAGTGTCACCCCAATTAATATAATAATTTGTAAAACTTAAGTATTTCTTTAATTCAACTTCCGATGTGTTATAAAAATAACATAGAGTTGGATTTGATGGTGAACCTGACACAACAAAATTTAACATTGTATCTTTTTGAGATATTGCCCCATCAAATACCGAATAATGTCCAATATCAACTGCGGTTTGGGATAACATTATTGGGATTGTTAGTCCAGTCAATAATGATGTTCCATTTGTTCCCCCAGATAATACTTGAGTCATTGAGGAATACGCAATCGTATAACCAGTGTATTGGATTGTTGTTGATGTTGTTGTTATCTCACAACAAGGGTCATTCTCACTTGTTGGTGAATTTCCCGCATTATACCTGACAAAAAATCTGTCTCCATTTATAACTTCAGGCGATATTCTTATATGAAAATTTCTATCACTCATTATTGTCCAACATATTCATACCATTTTATTGGGGTTGCAGTCCCTATCCTTTGATTATTACCTCCATCAAATACTTGATATGTCTTTTTATCATAATCCAAAACAACTTTATTATAAAAATAGGTTGATCCTGAAAAACTAAATCTACCAGGACCTTGTGGCAGTACTGATTGAGGTCTATTCATCATTTTAACAAACACACCTATTTTTGCATCAAAAAACTTTGCTGTCATATAAAAAGTATCAATATCTATAAAACTTCTACTTCTTAACCAATAAATAAAAAACCCTTCCTTGTCACCAACATAATCCAATTTAAATTTGGGATATTTTATTTGAACTGGTGGGGTTAATGGTGATATTGTCGCACCAGTTGTAAATCCCTGTTGTGTTGGTATTATAATTGTGAAATAATTTATTTGAGTTTTGGGGTCTGATGTATCATAGAAATCTAGTTTAAAAAATGAATTCGTAAAAGGTTTTGCAAAGTAATATAGTTCAGCTGAATTAAATCCCTCAGTTATGTATGAATTAACCCAATCTGTTGTGGCTGTTGTCGCTGTAAGTGTTGTTGTTGCTCCTGTATTATAAAAATAAAACTCATAATTAATATCTGTTTTAGTGTTAATTGGACTAATGACATCATGAACAAAACGAGTTATTTCAAAATCTTCAGGTGAACCAATAATTTGGGTTACAACATCTCTTTCAAAAGCCTGTATTGCGTTTGACCTATCCAAAAAGTCCCATTGTATTTCAACAGGTAATTGGATTGATAAATTTGTTATCGGTAATTTAAAATAAAAGTTATTCACAGGGGTCTATTGTTGGTTGTTCAATTATGTTTAATTCTTGGTATTCCATACCTTCAGGTATTATCCTAAAAATATAATTAGTATATGGATAGTGAGTACCATTTAAAAATGGATAATTAACACCCAATCCAGTACCATCTACATATCCATAACTATATATATCTCTCCATTTAAACACATTATCTGTTGTAGAAAAATATGCGTAATTTGGTACAATATCGGCTTCCTGTGGATTAGCTTCCTCAACATAGTTTGAATATACTTTTATTCTTAATCCATAATGGGGTTGATAATAATATCCTCTTGGGTTAGTTCCAGCACTTGTATCATTGATATTGAATGCAAATGGGTTATAGGTTATTTTATGATATAGATTTGAGATTACACGTTCTCTCTGTTCGTAATCATTCCATTCACATAGTGCTCCATCAACTAAGTCACCCTCTTTAAGGGGGTTAACATATTTGAATGTATATTCTGTATTATTATCAGTTTTTGTATATGTGTTATATGTAAAATTAGTATCAGATTTGGAGTTTGATGTTGCCCACCAATTTGTTGGTGTCCCGCTACTTGGTAGATTAAAAAAATAACCTTGTTTTAATTGTCTCAAAGGTCCTAATGTCCACCCAAAATACCCTCTCCATATTGTGGTAAAAAATAATTCTGTTATTGGTCTTCTTTGGTTATCTAGTAAAGGACTAATCACTATATCCGTATTAAATGATAAGGTGTATGATTGTGCACCTTCTAATATTGATACTCTAGCAACTTGATTAGGGGTTAGTCCTGAACTTTCGTATTTCTTTTTTGTTCCAAAAATATTTTGTTCAAATCCGGCTTTTGTCATTATAGCATCATCAGGATTTGTTAATATTTTATGTCTTCGTACATAATATTTTGATATTGTATCCCCAGTATTAGTATTAAAAATAATCCTTTTGAATGTTCCAATTGTATTATTGTTAAATGTACTACCAGTGAATCCAGTATCAATGATATTGAATGTGAATTGGTCAGTATCATAACCTTCATTCCCTAATGAATATACTTGAAATGTATCATTCCCATTGTAAGTAAAACTCATTTTAAAAAACTCGCCTAAACTCAATCCGTGTTTAATTGGACAATTAAATGATATCAATGGTCTTCCCGCGTAAGTCCTTTTTTGAATTACAAATGGGATACCAGTTGACGCTGACCAAGAAAATGTTGTGTTTGTTGAATTGATTGCTTCTAGTTCTCTGTCAACATTATCAAAAGGATAACTTAAATAAAACCCCCAATTATATGAACTGGCACTTTTGGCAATAAAATCAACGTGTGGTAATGTTGAACCTGATGGTATAGTATAACCCGATACATTGTAATCGTTTCTAACAAAATCAAATTCATAATATTGGGGATATCCTGACCAAGCAACATTAAGTGATTGTTGAATACATTGAGCCGCCGCAGATATTTCAGGATTAATATAATAAAGATTGTTTTCAAATGGGGTATAATTTGTTGACCCAGTTAAAGTATTTTTAAATAATAATGAGAATTTACAAGATGGTCTGAATATCTCAGATAATTGTCTTTCTTCATTGAATACTTGTTCTAGTCCAACATTAACACTTCTGTCAAACTCGTCCATTTCTTTCTGAGTTTGTTGTAGTGGTACTTGGAATAACAAGTTTGTGTTAGGTGCTGATTTGTACCTAAGTGATCCTAAAACAACTCTCAAATTATTATTTCCCATTTATCTAATATTTTCAAAATTTATCCATTTTTTTGCAAATCTATCCCAAGCTGATTTTCCTTTCTTCAATCCGAAATAAAAATAAAATGGTGCTCCAACTGTTATAGAATTTTGTTTTTCCTCAGTGTCCCCAGCATTTCTTTCCCAAGAGGTTTGAAGTGGATCTAATGATGGTGTAGTCCAAAATTGTTGTGGTGTTGCAGTTCTATTAATTGAATAAATATATCCTTTAAAATCGTCCGTAAATAACCCCCCGTTAATACTTCTGAAATATCTAGATAGACTGTTAGCTCTATCTAAACTTTGGTATTTGTGACTATGAAAAAAACTATCTCGAATAGGACGTTTATACCAATCGTTTTTCTGAGTCCCAAAAATATTTGGGTTAGGGTTACTATTTGTACTTTCTTTAATTTCCCATTGATAGAATGGTACTTCTTGTGAATAACAATAAAAATTGTTGAAGGCACAACTATCATTTGACATTACTTGAGTATTAATAATAGTCCTCTTAGGTGTTATATAATCTCTAATTTGAGTGTCAGAAGAATAAAAAATACCAAAAACAACATCCCTATCTCTGCCGGTATTGAAATATACTGGATCAATATTAAATTCTGGTTGTGTTAGTGGTGGTAAATTCCCATATACTTCTGATTCGAATGGTACTACACCCAATTCTGAATTAATTGATATCATTTGGGCATAATCAGCATCAACGGTCAATTGTGGTCTTGCAAAATAATTAAAGATATTTCCACCACCATCACCTCTGAATATATCTCTATACGATGTATTTAATAATCTAGTTATTATTAATAAATTCAAAAGTTCAGAAACATCTTGATATGATGTACTATTCAATTTGTTAACAACATACCCATCATAATCATCTGAGAATACTAACTCTTGAATGTAGTTAGTTCTAGGACCTAAATCCATAATTGTTGTTGGGAATAATAAATCTCTACCATCTGGTCTACTATTTATTTGAGGTGCAGGTTTTCCATAAAATCCAGTACTTGTTATTGTTGTTCCAGTTCGGTATGGACTACTTCTATAGTAGAAATTATTAGTATCATTATCAAAATATAAAACATCCCCACAATATTCATAATTCACATTATTATTGTTATCAAATATTTTGTTATTTTTAAACGCAAACGCATATAATGTACCATTAACCCAATTTTGCGTAAAAAGATGTGAGAATACATTTCTACAAGCGCCAAATGTTATATTTGTTCTTGATACCCATTCAGTGATTAATCTTATATCTTCAGGTAACGAAGTTAAAACTTTAGTTACCAATTTGTAACAACCATTATCAAAAATTTGTTTATTTTCATACTCTTGACATACACCTGAATTTATTACATATCTACCACCCCCTGGTAGTCTATTTGCTGGAGTAGATAAATTAGGAACGAATTCATAACAATCTAAATTTCTTGTTTCACTACATTTGTTAGTACTTTGTATTAATTCTTGCGTGAAATTTGGTAATTCTTCAGTTGTTATATCATCTTCTTGGACAACTCCTGATGACCCCCCTGTATTTTGCGGTACATCAAATGTTCCTTCATCTGGAATTACATAAATTGCAAAATTTTGGTTTTGTTGTAAATTGTATGTTATTCCACAAGTTTCTAATAATCTATCCGATGTTGGGTGTCTATCAGAGCGCATAACCAATTTTACCCCTGTTGATGTACTAGTAGGTGGAGATGGCGGTTGTATTATATCAATTTCCGCAGTATCTTGATATTTTGGTGACGAATATACGTTATCTTCTCCAGAATTAAACCCATTACATGTGTCTTCAAATAAAATTAAAGAATCGTATATTATATTATTTGTAAAATTTTGTCCGAGACATTTGTACGATTTTTTAGTCATAAGTGAACCACCCTCAATTATTTCCCCATTAAAATAACCTCTTTTACTTTCATTAACTAATTGAGGGTTATTAAAAAATGGCGAATTTGGTGATGGTGGATTGGCAGCTATACCAAATCGACCAAAAAAAGGCTGGTTTTCTTCATATCTATAAATGAATTCATTTTGTTCTACACTATAATTTAAATCAACAACATTTACAGTTAATGAGGATAATGGATAATTATTTACATTTATGGGTATTGGTGGGTATGAAAATAATGAATTAACCCAATAAACACCTAACTGACAAGCACTTGGGGATGAAGAATTAAGAGGGTCCGTTGGGACGCCTGGATTACTCACTAAGTTATTATATACATTATAATTTATGTCAAGTGAAGAATAATATTGAATTAAATTTGACGAGTACGCACTAAATTGAGCGGAATTTGGAATGTAATCAAATGTATTATGATACAAACTAACATTAGAATATGAATCAGGGGTATAATTATTTGGGGCTGTATCATGTCTTACATTTTTAAATCCACCTTGTATCGGTATATTAAGTTTATAAAAACTTTCTACAGACACAAATGTCGGATTATCTCTACCAAATATTCTACCTAAATCAAATTTAATTTTTACTCTAGTTGAGTATGGATCAACACCTCTATTTAATATTACTATTACTTGTTCTTGATTATTTTCTAAAGATGTTAATGGATCAATTAATTTGGTTTCGGTTCTATAGCCACCATCATCATAATTAATATTAATAGTCATTCTGTGAGACAAAACTCTTTGGGGAAAAGCATTGGGTAGAAATTGAGCAGTACTTTGAGTCCCCGCAATTGTTTGAAATTCATTAACCGTCATTGCGGTAATAACTTGAAAATATTCAATATCTGTTGGAAACTTATGATAGTTTGTGTTTCCTGAACTTGGTTTAGGTATATTATACGTTGTAGTCCCAGGTGTACCATTAGGTAATGTATATTCTATAATAATTGGAACTGTAGGTGTGTTGGCATTATTAAATAAACTACTTCCGCTGATTGAGGTAGTCCCATAATCATTTAATGTTGCCCCACTATAATTTATATCTTTGGTGGAATTTGGACTTACAAAACTCAAAATAGCTCCAGTTGAAAGTAATGGTAAACTTTCAGGTGTCATCATTAACACAATAACATTGTCTGTATGGTATGGGCCAGGTATTGTGTATGGTGTTGTAGGATTTCCATTATACGTGTAACCACCATTTATATCTGGTGCAACAGAAACGTATACTTGATTTACACCACCACCAGGATTGACCGCACTTTCATCAAAGTATTTAGCTTTTACATTAAATAAATTAAATTGTTCAGCTAAAGTAATATTTGTCGTAAAAAAGGTAGCTCTACTAGGTATTGAGTTGTTAGTAACCGTATATTGTCCATTTAATCTAATAGGCATTTTACTAAAAGACCTTGTTTTAGTTTCACGATATTGTATAAAATAACCACTTAAAAATTGGTTATATGTTGTATAATTAAGGTCACTCTCAATTATATTTTGATTATAAAGTGCACCCTCTAGATTTGTGAGTTGAATACCCGAAGAATTAGGTGGGGGTGGAGGAGGAAACGAAGGGACCGAAACTTGGGTTGAAGTTCCTTCGTCACTACCTTCCGATTCACCTCCATCACTACATTTACAAAACTCACATTGGTCGTATAACAATAGAGGTAAATTTATACCTTTAAACTTAATTTTGAATAACAAAATGTTTATTGTTAATAATCCAGCAAGTGCTGCTATTATCGCTAAAGCTTCTAAGATATAAGTAACAACTAGATTAGCTCCAATTGGAAAAGTAATTGGGTTTATCGAATAAAGTAATGATGATACCGCAATTCTTACATACAAAAGATAACTTAATGTACCAAAATAAGCAATTAATAGTGGTAATAGAATTGTTCTAAGAATACCTACTAAGAAATAAAAAAAATGAAGTAATGATACCAATATTATTAATATTGGTCTAAAAGTATAAGATGCAAAAGTATATAAAAGATAAATAAAATCCCACCTAAAAGATACGTCATTTGTTGGAAACTTATTGTTTTCACTTTCACATACATCATCTAATATATTTTTTACTGATATAATTCTGTTGGCTAAATTACCTTTTCTATATTGGTCAATTAATTGTGAAACAGTATATACTTTATTATATGAAAATTGATAGAATGTGTCTTCACAATCTATTGCGGTTTGTGGGTCTGCATAATCACCCCAATCCAAACTAAATGCGTATGATTTTTTTGCTAATACTTGATTGTTCAGAGGACTAAATGGACTTAGTGGGTCAACACCTGTTTGCCATCCGTATTCTCTAACATTTGGTACTAAAAAATACCCCCTCCTTACATTTTCACTTAAATCATTTGATTGATTCCATTTAATTTTAAATCTATATTTTCCTCTAGTTGGTATTCCAACTTCAGGGTCATTTGATATTACTCTTTCACCGAATTCATTGGTTGTTATATAATCTAAATTCATTGGTACATCCAATAACCAAGTACCATTGTCATCAATTACTTGACCACCACTATCTAGTTCATATTGTTCTAATATTGGTCTTCCTTGAGCATCTTGTTGTATTGTTTGTCTAATCGCCAAAATTTCACCAGGACCCGCAATTAAACTACATAATTCACCTTGTTTGAATTTGGGTTTACATCCTGTTTTTAACGCTAAATTATTTGAGTCAGAAAACATTGACCCCATAAAAATGGCTGTAGGTTGAATTACCACATTCGCTTCCGCAGATAAATCAAAGTCAGTTCTATTAATACCAATATTACAAATATCAGGTTGTCCCCATAATGGTTCAACCGTTATAATTCTATTGATTGATATGATTTGAGGTAGTTCGTTTAAATTACTTGAAGACCTAAATTTAGTTCCCGCAACTTGTGTTTCATTGGCAATTCCTGTTCTTACCAAATCTTGTGGTGCTAATGAAAATTCGCCAATATCAGATAAGTCAATATCAACATGGATTGTCTGAGTTCCAAGTGGAACACCGAATATCATAAAGTCACCACTCTCATTTGTTACGGCAGTATATCTATAATACTTGTCAAATACCTCAATATAACTTTGATTTAATAAGACATCTTCTTTATCAAAGAATGACCCAGTTGGGACGTGATTTGAATATGATTTAACATAAGGTAAAAGATTATATCTATACCCAAGGTCATTTAAATCTGATACTGAACTATAGGGATATAGGTCAGATATAATTGGATTACTTGCATCAACATTTGATAATGGAACAAAGATGGAAACCTTACAATTTGGAATACCAAATCCATTATTAATACTAATTCTACCGATTACAACACCGTAATCTGAACATTGTCTTGTATAAATGTCACTCTCCAAAATCTTGATGGAAAGTATTTCCAAAAACTCAAAATCTTGAGTTAAATGTACTTTAATTGACTTATCTACCCCAACTTGGGTTCTTATTCTATATGAATTTGACATTAATCTATCTTTTTAGATAAATAGTTTATTTGATATTTTCAACAAAAAGATAGAAAACAATTTAGATAAATAAATTACTAGGTGAAATTAGTGGTCTTAAGATTCTTAACCCTCACATTAATATCCTTATTTGGAAAACGAATCTGATATGTTTGACTTGGTTCAGCAAATATTGTATCATCAATCAATTCAATTTGTTTGGTTGTTGCGTCCAAGTATCTTTGTGACGTTTGAGATGATGAATATTGACCGCCAACCTTATTGAAGACTTGAATATCTGATACCGTTAATATACCATTTTGAGATTGAATTAATCTTCTTATTTCCGAGATATTAACATTTTGTCCCATTTCTCTATTACCTGGGTCCATATAATTTGATACAATATCAATCACTTGAGTAACAAATGCACCTTGATTCTGAGTATTATCCAATACCACATCAATATTGAATCCCAAGTCAATAACATTTGCGGTTTCAATTGAGATGTAATCATTTATCATTCTATAATTTGATAGGTAATTTGCTATATTACTTTTTAATGTATTTGATATGATTTCAGTTAATCTTCCACTATCATCATACGACAACATTTTAATCTTTAGTTTGTTATTTTCTTCAGTTACAGATACTTTGGCAGGAGCACCAAATTGTGATGGCATTGTTCTGATAATTGATTCATAGTCATTGATAGTTACCGCTCTGTTTTGTGCCGCAAAGTTAAATGCCACCAAGTTTCTAATTTCTTCATTTGTGGGAGCTCCCGCCCCACCAATTGCAGCAGTTACATTCGTACAAGACAATGAATTTATAACACTCGTATTTACACTAGTAGATGGTCCATTAACCGCAAAGGATACTGTTCCAATATTATTGATAACATCAACACCTAAATTAGAACCAGTTCCACCACCCACTCTATATTGAATAAACATAGTTGTATTGGCCTTTAATGTACTACCTAAAGCCAAATTGTTGGAATACTTGTATAAGTTCAACTTAAACCCATTTCTTGCAAATTCGGCCAATTGTTCATCAGCCGATTGTGTTCCACCACCAAATGTCATTTTCATAAATCCTTCAGGGGTGTATTCTGTAATAAATTTTGTGTTTGTTTGTAAGTACCTACCTACTTTAATACCTGGATTATCAGATACTTTAGTTGGGTCTTCAATGAAAACCCTATCTTCAATTAAGGCTTTAACTTCATACCATCTACCATCTAACCCTTGAAATTCTTGTTCAGATGGGACACTAGCATATTGTGTTCCATCTTTTAATAAAACACTTGTAACCCCCAATACATTTCTTTCAGGTAAAAATAATTCAAAAAATGGTTTAACATCATTTGGTGTTACAACACGTTTGAATACCTTTGTAACCCCATTTACAACCGTTTCTCTCTTTGTGATTGTATAGTTTAACAATCGGTTATTTGAATCAAAGTTGGGTATTTTCAAACGATTTGGGAAGCCATCTCCTCCAACTGGGGAAGCAAAATCAATATCATACACAGTTTCAAATAATTGACCACCACCATTAACTTGAGCCCCTCTTCTTAATATTCCACAATATCTCAAATCTTCCTTATCACCAAAAGCTGGGACGGTAATTGAGAAGTCAACTAAGGCAACAGATGGTCTTTGTCCCGGTATTTTTAATCCATATGTTCTTGCGATGTTAAAGATTGAAGACCTCTGTTGAGCATACTGAAGAATTGTTTCTTGAATACTTCTATCAATATTAAATTGTAGATTATCCGAAACCGCAGCATTTAAATCCAATAATGCCGAAAATACTGAGGCGTCATTAAAGTTATCAATTAAGTCAGGATAATATGTTCTTGTAAAGTTAATTAACTCAGTTCGGATTTGTTGAAAATCCCTAGTTGTATATGATATTTTTTTGTTTGCCATAGTTATATATTGATAATTATAAAATCACTTGTATTAAATGCCGAATCAGTTATAGTGTAATCTATTCTGATTTTGGCGGTATGTTCCATTTGTCCTATATTTGTAACTCTAAATTCTTTTTGACCATTATCGTTAACATAAAAACCTTTATCTTCTTCACCCTCCGAAGCTGGTGTAATTGATATATTGGTTAATGTTAACCCTGGTAAATATTCCTCAACAGAAGACCTAAGTTCAGCCTCAATATCCGAAAATGTTGGACCATCTAAAGGTTCAAATAGATATTCATAAAGACGTGTTCCAAAGTCAGGTAAATAATATCTTGTACCCTTTCTTGTTAATATTAAATGAATAAGATTACTTCTAATTTCATCATCACTTGTTTGTGATAATGATAAATAATTGCCCTCGTATGAGTCTCTAAATGGAAAATTAATTCCATATGTTGTTCCATCTGCCATATTGATAAATATAATGTCTTGGTTATTTCTATAAATACCATAAAACAAAAAATCACGACATTATGTCGTGATTCTTATTTTTTATGATGAACATCCAAAACATGGAAAAAGAGACTCCGCAGAATTTGTCTTTATTGGTTCAATGTGAGGTAATGTTGGTGTTGTTTTTGGTTTATCCATCTTTGATATGTCCATCGCCAAATGTTTCGCCCCAGTTGATATTGCCTTAGTTCTAATATAATAACATAATG